AACAAATGAAACAAACCGCGGCCTTAGCCCAAGGTAAATTTCAAGTTCAAAATGTGGTTAAAGATGTGTTCGGTCTAGAAGTACCGGTAGAAAATGTTCCACTCCCTTCCCGCGGTATTATCTACTCCCCTGATTCACCTCTTTATGGCTGCGAAACATTACAAGTTAGAGCTATGACTGCACGTGACGAGGATATTCTAATGAGCCGTGCCTATATCAAAAATGGCACTGTCATTCAAGAACTGATTAAATCATGTCTTCTCGATAAAAGAATTGATGTAGATGAAATGATCGCAGGGGATCGTAATGCCCTCATGATCTCTTTACGTATTACAGGCTATGGGGCTGATTACGCTGTGGAATGTGAATGTCCTAAATGTAATAAATCCTCAGAACAACACTTTAATCTCAGTCAATTAGGCATTAAACGTTTAGAAATTGATCCAATTGCAGAAGGTTCTAACTTATTTGAAATTCAACTACCTATTTGTAAAAAAATCGTCAGAGTTAAATTTGCAAACGGACATGATGAAAAAGAATTATCTCAAATGCAAGAACGTAAAAAGAAAATGGGTATTCAACAAGATACTAATATCACCGATCGTCTTCTCAATTCAATCGTCTCAGTACAAGGTATTACCGATAAAACCAAACTCGGTATGTTTATCAAAGATATGCCTGCTCGAGACAGTTTAGCTCTTCGTAAGTTTCTAGATAATAATGAACCTGGGATTGATATGACAGTGCAGATGAAATGTCAACATTGTTTTGAAGAAAGTGAGGTCAAACTCCCTATGGGAATTGGCTTTTTTTGGCCTGACGCCTGAGTACTCTGAAGTTATGTTAGATGAAATTTTTTATCTCATCTACTACATGGGCTTCACTTATCATGATGCATATGCACTTCCAATCTTTAAAAGACGTTGGTTTATTAAACGCTTCATTAAAGAAGTTAATCCCAAAGATAAAGATCAACAAGGACCTACCCGCGCCTCCCACCTCCAAACACCGGAAACCCGCGCCCTCACTGGCGCTCACCGGACTTTTTCTCCAAATAGATTAAATCGCCCTAGGTAATTTTTGTATAATTAGATAAATATATTCTAAACATCACAGGACTTATCATCATGAAAAAACACGATTTACTCATTCATAATATCGCCTCCAAATTTATCCTCGGCGAAAATATCAACGTTGAAATCAAAGGCAATAAACAACAACTACAAAAACTCAGCGAATTGCTAGACATCTCTAAATCACTTTATTCGGCTCTCAATGATCACTCCACTCCACTCTCCAATATTATGACATTAGTTGAAAATAAAAAACAACTCTCCGACGAATTTTTTCAAATTTCAGGTATTAAATGGAAACTCTAATCATAAAAATCTTAATCCAAAGAAAGGAAAATAATTATGGCAGATCCATTTGATAAAAGCACGTATGATACTGCATTAAAAGCAATCGATAATAATATTAAACAAAGGTTAGATTTAATTGATCAATTGCAAAGCGTCTTTGAAGGTAATTCTAATGTCTACTCGGAAATTGAAAAAAGGCTACAAACAACACCGGATTTAGATTCTTCCGCGTTGGATAAACTAACTGCTAAAATCGAAAAAAACATGGAAAATAATAGAGACGCCATGTTAAGTCTTTTAGACAGAACAGCAACAGAAATTGATAATAAAATCAAAAGTATGAATTTGGATCCTAAAAGCGATGCAGCTGTTTTAACTCGTTTAAATACACAATTAAAAACTTTACAAAACGCTCAAAAGACAATAAGGACTAATTTTGATGCAAATTTAAACAGTTATGTTAACAGTGTTAAAACGAAAATCAAAGTTGACTATAACACAGGTCCAAGTAGTGTTAATATTAATAAAATTTTGAAAGGAGAAGCGGCTACTAGTGTTTTAGGAACTAGTTTAGGATTGGATCCTACCAATGCGGATGCCACGGGTAATTTGATTAATCAAACTCAGCAGGCAGCTGCTAGTGCAAGAAAAAGCGTTGAGGAACAGACCAAAAAGCAATATGATAAATTAATAAAAGATTTACAAACACCTGGTGGCGGGAGTAATCAGTCCAATTTATTAGGAAGCATGATGTTTTTATTAGGTGCTTATAATTTAGGTAGCACAACTTTAAATGCTTTAGGTGTGCAAGGTAATCTAGCACAACGAATAGGTAGTATTATTACTTTACCAATATCAGAATTGTTAGGGAAATTGAGGAATTTTACAAAGACAGTAGAAGGTTATGTGTTGCAGGTAAAAGCTATTTTTGATATGATCGCTGGTTTGGGTAAGGGTTTATTGGCAATTCCATTGAGAATAATACAGTTTGCGGCGGATAAGGGACATGAGATTAAAGCTGAGAATATTAAATTTTTTAATAATTTGGAAAAGTTTCAGGACAGTTTTAGAGAGTCATCAGGGGTGGGTCAGAGTTTTGTAGGTTTGAATAAAGAGTTACGGGGTCGACGTATTTCTTATTTGGATCCGAATAATCCGGCAGCACGTTTATATGGGGCGAAGGGTGATAATTTGATTGAGAGGCAGTTGGAGGAGAGTGCTAGTATTATTAAGTCGATGGGGCCTCGAGCGGAGTTGATGGCCAAGGCGGTGACTCGAAATGTGACGGCGGCTGATTCAACGGTGGCTAATTATTATTATAAAGCTAAAAAGTTAATGAATTTATCTGAAGAAGATATGGGTAAGTTAACTAATATGGCGATTTCCTTAGGCAAGTCCTTTCCAGAGGTTTTTCATGAAATTTCTGAGGCGACGGCGGAAGTGGCTCAACGTTTTAGTTTAGATTTTAAGATGATGTCGGCGGATGTGTTAACGTTGCGTAAAGATATTGTAAATTTTGGGCATAAATCAGCGGGTGAGTTAGCAGAGGTGGCCGGCCATATTCGTCAAATGGGTGTATCGATGGGTGATGCCATGGCAGTCTTTAATAAGTTTCAGACCTTTGAAGATGCAGCGACCACTGCTGCTCAGTTAAGTCAAACCTTTGGTATGGTGGTAGATAGTATGGAGTTGTTAAAAGCTCAATCACCTGACGAAATATTGCAACAATATAAAGACGCTTTTCAGGCCAGTGGTAAATCTTTTGAAACAATGGATCGTTTTAGTAAATCTTTAATTTTGCAACAAACTGGTTTATCGGATCAAGCCGCACAAGCTTTATTTAGTGCTGAGAATGCCGGCAAGACTTATGAAGAAATTATGGCAGATATTGAGGCCAAGGATCCTGTCAAACAACAAACCAAGCATATGGAAGAGATGCGGGATGCCATTGTGGAGTTAAAAGATACATTGTCAGAGCGTTTTACTAGCTTCTTTGATGCAATGCAGGAAGGTTTTACACAAAAGTTGTTTGAAAATCCTACTATTCGTCGTTCTATGGAAAAAATGGCCGTGGCGATGGATAATATTTTCTTGAAATTTACCCGAATTGACTTGAGTAAATTTCAGCCTGTGATTATTAGAATGACACAAATGATCGATAAACTTTCAAAATATTTATCTGGCGCTGACTTTTTAAATAAATTACAACAAGTGGCCTTTGCCTTTGCTGATATTTTTGACGGTTTTACTAAAATGGGTAATGACGGACAAAGACAAATAGAGAGAGGCATTAAATCTTTAATGGATAATTTAAAACCTATTTATGAATTTTTAATAGGTATTGGGGCTGAGGTTTTAAAACAAACCACTATGGCTATTATCAATGCGTTGCCGAGTTTACTTGATCAAATTAATGTGATGTTAGATGATGTTACTGCATACTTTCAAGGTATTTTTAGCGGCACTAAAAATAATCCTGTAAAAGATATGTTTACAGGGCCTAATCAACAAAGATTAGTTGAAAATTTAGGACAAATCGTTGAAAAGGTATTTGGATCCACTAGTCAGCCAGGAGGCAATAATGGTTTAATTCATAAAATTATAAATTTATTTAATGTTTTATTTGAAGGTGAAAATAGTTTTGGAAAGAAAATGTTAAAATCTTTAACAGATTCTTTTAATACCTTTATGACTGATCCTAACATTCAAGCAGCACTTTCAAAAATGACGACTAATATTGTGGCTGGAATTCCTATAAAAGAATTGGTCACAATTTTGAAGCATGAAATGTTTGGGAGTTTAGGGGCGAGTGAAGCAGAAGCGCAAGCTGCTCGAAGTGCTTTAACAACTCAATCGGCAAATGATTTGATTATTTCCGAGAAGGGAAGTTTTAAATTAAATTCAAAAGATGATGTGATGGCGTTGAAGCCGGGTGGGGCGATTGAAGAATATATGAAGATGACGGCTGAGAATTCTTTTAGTCGTAATAATTTGGAGGATTTAAAGTCTATGATTGTGGATGCCATGACGACGTCGTTGCAGAATGTGGTGAATAATTCAGGGGGTGATAAAGAGTTGGTGGTGAATTTGGATAGTCAACGAGTGGGGAGTGTGTTGATAAAAGGAGGTTTGGCGACGATGATGACTAATCCGAATATTGCTGGATCCCAACCAATTTTAAACCCGAATAGTATTACCACAGCCAATGGTCAAATTTATTCAAGTCCTTATCGAGCTTAAAACGATAATTTAATTGTCTCTTTATTTTTTTAAACTATAAATAATATAAAAAGAGTGAGAAGAGATGTTTCAGATTGATTATTTAAAATTATTACAAGATGCTGGTATTAAAGATGCAATAACCACATCCTTAAAAAATAAATCCGGTTTATCAGAACAAAAAATTGAAAAATTATATACTGAACGCATATTGCATCATGGACAAAAAATGCAAAAATTCATGAATGAATATGTTGAAAAATATTTGGATCTTAAAAAAGACAATAACACTGACATTGATCAACAACTCGATGCCATGGTGGCTGCTTTTATTGCTGACACTCGTCAAAAGGATCAATAATTATGTCAATGTATGTTTTAAATACTGACGGGAGCATTACGAAATATACGGGAGACAGTAGGGAGCCACAAACCACTAGCACTCCTTCAGATTTTTTAAATGAAGTAATTGGTGATTTTAAATCCGGCAAAAATTACAGTTCTAATTCGCATGATGTATTTGATGGAACTGATAATTCATCTCCTTTATTTGGAGAAATTTTACCTGATTTAAATGATTTAGGCTCTCAGAGCACCTCGGGTATTATTGGTCAATCTAAGCAATTATATCCTTATGCCTTTGGCGATAATATGAAAGCCGAACCTAGTCAAGTAGCATTACCTTTTTATAAACCTTATAATAGCGTGTTTGATCTAGACCAAAATTTAAGTGGCCGTACATCAGATTCGGAAAAAAACTTTGAATTGTTTGCCGATGAAGCTGAAATGTTATATGGCGTCCCCATGATTTTAAATGAACGTGATAAATTTATAGGGGATTTAGAGAACGTATTTTCTTCTTTAGGTGATGTATTAGCAGCTGCCATTGTCTCTATCACCAGCATTTCAGTTATTCAAGGTTTATTACAAGTTGCACAAGATGGTCCGCCAGATCCTTTTGGTCTCTTTGGCAGCATTAAAATGACCGAGTCTGATCGAAAAGGTCGTTTTATCAATTATGTAAAATTGGATCCTATTGCTACACCTTATTTCATAGCAGACGTCGTTAATCCATTGATTGAAGGGTTAGTTTCTTTATTACGTACAACAGAGAGATTAATGAATTTCCCCAGCCGACGAGCTAGTCCTGGCATCCAAGGTATTTTTTTTGATTTAGCTGAAAACATTGTCTCTTTTTGTTTAGGATATATTTACTATTTAATTCCAGGATTTAAGTTAGAACAAGGTTTATTTGATACTAATCCGGGAGCCATTATCAGTAATCTAATTTCAACAATCGTCTCCTTGATTTTTGTGAATAAGTCCCGTCACAATTATAATTTACTAATACGTAAAATTGTAAAAAACAATTATTTTAGAAGGAATATTCAATTTAAAGCTAAAACCATTACTAACTCTGACGGTAGTACCTACGCGTATAATAATCAATTTTGGTATGATTTATCTGGATTTTTTTATCGATTTATTGGGGAAAGAACGGCGGTCGGTCAAAAAGTAATTGCAATTTTAAAGAATACCGAACGCAATAAAAAAAACAAACCCTTCTCCGTTCAAAAAATGAAAGAATTACCTTTTGAAGAAAAAGATGGTAATGGCGTGAGTCTTCCATTACCTTTACCTATTGGTAGTTCTATTTTAGGTGGAGGCAACGAAAACGAGAATTCTAAACCTAACACCAACCATTTTAATAAATCAATTTATTCTTTAACTTCTCTCATTCAAAATAAATCTTCAAATGCAAACAGTTATTTAAAATATCATGAGAAGTTAATCGAACAAAACAAAGCCATTTATCAAAAGAAAGAAAAAAGATTATCTAAGGAACACGTGAAGGAGTTAGAAGCCATTATTAATTCAGATTATATGCCTTTTAGTATTCAAGATCTGAGAACTAATGAATTATTTAAATTTCATGCCTTTGTTGAAAGTTATGGAGATACTTTTACAGTACAGTGGGAAGATGCTGGGATGGGTTTTGGTCGTATGGATAGTATTAAAACTTATAAAGGTACCTCACGTAATATTTCAGTCGACTTCTGGTTAATCTCTATGTCTCCGGATGATTTTGATTATATGTGGTGGCTAATTAATCGTCTCATTGCCCTCATCTATCCTCAATGGTCAGCTGCCAAACCTGCCAACTTTGAAAATCAACAACGCTCCGGTATTCTGAACAGTAAAGGCGAATTCGCAGGCATTCCTTTTGCCCAACCCTTTACTCAAATCCCCACCGGATCCCCACTCGTCAGATTAAGACTCGGTGATATCTTCACTTCTAACTACTCCAAAAAAGGTCTGGCCCGTATCTTCGGCTTTGACTTAACAGAAAAAAATATCAAAGATTTTAAATATTCAACAAATGGTTTTAACAACATTCCAATTACGTCTACTAATTCAACACAATATGATAATATTAAATTATTAGGTTATCAGATTTTCTCCCAATCAGATTATGCAGATTATGCAAATAATAAAACTTCTTGGGGAATATTTTCAAACTTAGATCAGCAAGATTTTATTGACGTTGGCACTAATAAAGATATTAATATGAATTCTTCATGGAAAGAAGAATTACAGAAAATCCAAAAATTAGTATCGGGTAATTATAGTGATTTTTATTATGATATAGCAAATGATCCGATCAATTTAGATGATATTAATTCTCCTAAATCAGCTAAAAATGAAGATAAAAACGTGTCACAGCCTAAAAAAAATAAAGCTTATAAAAAATTAATCTATGTACCGATCAATATTATAGAAGATGGTGAACAAAAAGTCATGATTTTATTATATTCAGTTGAAATTACACAAGGTGATCAAGGACCACGTAATTTTGTGCAATTAATCGATCAAATAGCTGCTGATATTACAAACGCATTAAAGGCTGGTGTCTTAACAGAAGCTGAAAAAGATTATCAAAAGTTAAAACAAAATAATTTAAATTTAGATGCTTTTTTAAGCGCTGATGGTCAAGTTCAATTAGATGCTGATCAAATTAATAGCAAAATTCTAGAAAAATCGAAAAATATTGTGAATAATCCGATTGTTAAATCGTTTGAGAGTACCATGGGGGAGGGGTTAGCTGGGACAATTCAAACATTTACGATTAATTTTGATCAGAATATTCCTTGGGAAATTAATTCAGGATCTAGGGCACCGATTGCGGTTAAGATTAGTTTAGGGTTGAGTGTAATTCATGATATTTTGCCAGGTTTGGATGATAAAGGTATTATGCGGGCTCCTACATATCGTGTGGGTAAGTTAAATAATGACTTTTTTGGTAATAGTGTATATCAAGAAATTCCAAATAATATAGTTTATTCAAATGAATTTAATAATACTTCACCTGTCCTACCTTCTAATACCCCTAAACCACAAAAGCAAAGTAATGATCCTAAATCATTTGAAGAATTTGAAAAAGATATTCAAAAAGTGTAATAATAAAAAGAAGGATTTAAAATGAACAGATATAAGAATAATAATATATTGAATTTGAATGGTGATAATATTTTGAGGCGTCCGACGTATGCGACTAGTGAGTTGTGTAGTCAGATATATCAGGCGTGTGAGAGTGGAGAAATTCCGTTTACTGAGTTGGTTTTTAAGAGTGGGGATCGGTTGGATCATTTGGCGGCTCGATATTATGGGAATGGGTTGGATTGGTGGTTGATTGCGGCGGCCAGTGGGATTAGTTGGTGGTTGCAGGTGAATGAAGAAACTCGGATTAAAATTCCAAATCAGGATAGCGTGAAACGACGATTTAATTTATAATTTTTCATTGTATAATAAATAAGATATAAAAGACAATGAATGATTTATGGCAACTATTAAAAAATCAAATACCACTCGAATATTTGAAAAAAATAACTTTGGTAAATTTTTACCTATTTTAAGTAATGAAAATTTAATTGAAAGACTCATTAACATAAAAAGTAGTTCTAATGACGCATTATCTCCAAATGAAATATTAAAAAAAAGGAGATTACCTATTGGCACAGGTCCTAATCAAATTGAGCCGGCTTTAATATCACAATTATTACAATCAGTTACGACTTATGGTAAATTTACTAATGAAATTTTAAATGAAATAAAAGAAATTAAAGATTTAGATAAAGCTTTTAAAATTACATATATTTCGCCAAAAGAATTTAAAGCAATTTCTCAGTTAAGTGACAACTCTATTCCTAACGTTTTATCTAAGATTGATATTAATACCATGTTATATGGCACGGAAACAACAGCAGAAACAGACAAAAAAGATAAAATTAATTTAATAAATAATTTAGACGGTATTAATGAAAATATAAAATATCCTTATTTACGTAATCGTAATAATCCTGGATTAAGTGTGATACAGGTGTTAAATCCTGAGTTTCGTGGGTGTTTTAAAAATAGTCAGGAATTAGATTTGTTTTTTAACATGATTAGTACGTTAGATATGAGTATGGCTATTCCTTATGTGAATGCTGAATTTTTAATTCCGCAAAAAGTCACTCGAAATACAGCAGAAGTTGGCTCCAACACTAATACTAATTCCAAGGCATATTTAACGGCAAGTTTAAATAATTTTATTTTAGGGGATGATTATTTTATTAAGGATGAAAATGGCAAATCAAATTATGACAGCGTGTTAGATACTGCGAAAGCGATCAATGGAGATTTTAAAGTTGATGAATTAACGACAATTAGAAATTCTGTTAAGACTAGTCGTAATGAACAGCAAACCCGAATTAAAAAAACATATAATCGTCAATTTTTAAATAACGCGATTTTTTTTGCTCCACAAACAATGGTCAATGGTGATTATAATATTGATAATAATCCTAATGCAATGGTGGATAAGTTTAGGCCTTTTATGACCATTAATAATTTATCCTTTGACGTCAGACCTACCAAAGGCTTATTATTCTATAAAACAGCCACAATGGAATTGGTTTTATATGATAAAGCCCGTATGTCTCAAATCGCCCCTTTTATTAAACCTGAATTATTAAACACTGTATCATCAGAAATTATTTTAGAATACGGTTGGCAAAGTAATTTAGGCGATACTGATTATGGTAAGACGACTGTAGTAAGCATTAACGGGCAGGATGTACAATATTCGGAAAATCCGATTGCTGAATTTTTAAATAGTCTGAAAGTTCGCGAAAAATATATCATTGTTAATAGTTCATATACTATCAATCAAAATGGATCTGTTAATATCTCACTCAGCTTAGCCATGAAAGGTCCTGCTGAATTACGTGGTTTATCATTTCGTCAAGATATTGACATTGCTAAATTACAAACAAATTTAAATGATTTTATTGAAATTATTAAAACCGAGGCTACGGCTAGAAAATTTCAAAAAAAGGCTAGAAGTGTCTATTCAGTCGGAGGTCAAGTAACAAGAGTAGAGGAGACAAGTGCCGAAGAATCAACAGGCTTTGCAGAATTAAATACGGTCGTGAAAGATATTTCAATTGAAAATTTAAATGAAACAACATTAAAGAGTATAGAGAATATTATTAATAATACACAAGGATTAAATAAAAATTACACAAGAGATCTATTAACCACCATTACTGAGGCTAAAAAGAGTCTAACAGCATATTCTACAGCTAAGGAAAAGATAATAGAACAACATTTTCCATTTTTTAATACACATGATAGCAAGACTAATGATCCTTTTGTAGATGAAGATTGGTGGAATCAACATTTAGGAAAAATTAAAGATAATGAATCAGCTGTAAGAAATGCAACTGTAATTACAAGTCCGGGTTATGATTCTAAAGAATGGATTAGTTTAGGTAAATTATTAACATCGATTATTGGTCGAAGATTAGTTATTGAAGATAAAAAATACGATGAGATACAATTTGTGTTTTATAATTTAAATGGAAAAGCAATTCAAGCGAGTTTTTTAAATATTGCTTCCATTCCTGTGGATATTAAATTGTTTAAAAATAGATTAGTTAAATTATTAAATAGCGCTTCAAGATTATCTTATGAAGGTATTTTGGAATTTATTTTAAATATGGCTGTGAATGAAAAAGCAGCGGCTGTATATGGATTAGGAGAATATTTTAAATTTTCAGAAAATAATTCAAGCGAAATCAGTATTAATACAACTCGAACTGCTGAAGAAAAAAAGAGAGCAATTAATGTTCAAACTAATGCTGTTAAAGCTGCCATTTATAAACAATATTATGGTGGATCTCCACCCCAACCACAACAAGACAATAAAGTTAAATTTGACAGTGAAGCCTTAAATCAATTAAACGAGATTAATAAAGGTATTTTTGATCTAACATTTAATGTGCCTAAAGTTGTTATGAATTTTGATTCAACTTATCATGAAAATGATGCAAATGCATCTATTTTAAGAATTAGTTTTTATGATAATTTAGACAATCCATTTGAATCAGTCACTGAATTAATGTCAAATTTACAAAAAAATGATTATCGCACAGCAATTTCAGGTATTACAGTACTAAGAGCTAAAATTAAAAACGCTAGAACCAGTATTGCTAATTTACAAAAAGAAGCAAAAGCTACACAACCTCAGAAAAAAGAAGATAACCCTAAAAAACCAAAGCAGAAAAAAGAAAAAAGTGCTGATGAATCAACACAAAACATACCTGCAAATACCAAAAGTATCGAAAAAGTAATTACGAATGTTCAGGAAGCTATTAGCGCTGATACTAGCTCACAAATATATACCTTAATTAAAGATGGTTTAATTGTATTAAAGGATAGTGAAAATGCAATAATACCTATTACAGATATTAATTTTGCTTTACCTTTGGAAAATAGTAAAATTAAAACAATTGCAATTAATGTAAAAAGTAATGATAAAATTAAAACATTCTCTAATATGAAATCTTTTTTTAAAACTTATATGCCTTCATTAACATTTGGACAATCTAATAGCGCTTTGTTAAGTGGAAATATTACAACTAATCAAGATGCTAAATATTCCACCATGTTGTTAATGCAACAAAATGGAGAAGAGGCCGAAAAGGAACCTACCAAATATGATTTTGAATTATTTAATCAAATGAATAATGCTCCTATGTGGGTAATTCCGGCCCAAGCCTCAGCCCAAATTATTGGTTGTCCTATTGTAAATTTTTCACAATTAATTTTTTTAGATTTTAACACTGGCACTTCCATTGATAATATGTATTTTATCAACGGTATTAAGCATAGCATTTCGCCTGGTAAATTCACCACAGATCTAACCTTAGTACAAAAAGACGTCTACAGCCAATTTGAAGCTGAAGCTACAGCAATTGCCTCATTTTTTAAAGCAGTATCAGAATGGAATGATATTAAAGCTGCAGATGTAAGTAAGAAAATTGAAGAAATCCAAAATAAACCCGTCTCAGTTACAACTAATACTACTACTGATCGAGCCGCGCCTAATACCGTGACATCTAGTATTACACGATATCAGCTTAATATTCGAATTAATCATGCTACACCATCATAATATATGATAAAAAAAGGAAAAAAATGACTTCACCTTCACGACCACAATATAATTTTGCATATGATAATTTATTTAGTGTTATATTACAAACTAGTTTATCAAGAATTGTTAAAGACACACCACCTCCGGCAGGATTAGAAGCTAAACCTAAATATACTATGGCAAGTGCAGTAGCAAGATATAAAGAAATTACAGGAAGCGAAACGATATTCAATACTTTCAGCTCTAAAACTGAATTTGAATTTAATAATTACACAGCTGATGGTAACTATTTTCAACATGAAGATATTACTAAATATGAAAAAGAATATAAACTTTCTAGAAATTTATCTGAAGATTATCCTTTATTCAAAAAAAACATTTTAAATAACGTTGCAACAACAAAAACGGTTAGTGATAATAGATTAAGAATTACATTAAATCCTAAAATTTTACGACTAGGTTTAAATTTTGGTGAAAGAGACGATTTAGAGAAAAAAAGAAATGAAATAAAAAGTGATTTAAATACTCTTCTAAATAAAGGAAATAATAAAAAAAATTTTAGAAGAATTGTTAAAATTATGGCTTTTATTCTAAGTCGTGAAAGAGGAAGCTCAACTACTGATTCATCAACAGAATTATTACAAAGGGAATATAACTTAATATGTTGGGCAATTGTAAATGCTGCTCTAAATAATAAATTCAGCTGCAATGGAGATCTTTTAAAACTGTTAAAGGATAAAGATTATACAAATCCTTATGGACACGTGAAACAAGAGGATACTGACGCTGCAATTGCAGCAGAAAATACAATTATGCAAAAAATTTATGGTGGGAAAGGAACAATAGGAACAATGGGAAACAATCCTAATAATTTAGAATTATTTGTAATGGCATTTTGGGATGGATATATTAATGATGAATTAAGTGGATATACAAATTGGTCTCATGCTGTTAATAAAAAAATATACAATGAATATGGAAATGAAACAGATGAAATAGAATTTACATTTAAAAATTTTCAATTACCTAAATATTTAAAAGATAGTTATGATCCAGATGCAGTAGTAGATCAAACTTTAACATATAAAATTAAAGACGCTACAGACAACTCTACATTAAAAATTACAGCTGAAAACAGAGAATATTTAAAAATTAGCAACACTTCTGCAGGCGATGTATATACATTAGATGGACGTGTTTTATTTATTAAAAGTTAATAAAGGTTAAAAAATGACACAAATTAAAATAAGCGAAGATGAATATTCAAAAAAATTACTATTTTCATCAAATTACGCAAATATTTCTAATGCAGAAAATGATGAACTAATAATTAATGAATTTATGGCTGTAAAAGAACCTAAAGTGGGTTGGTACGTAACAGATTTTTTTTTTAAAGATAAAAAAGAGCTCAGTCAAAATATTTATGAAAATAAAGACTTTAAAGAAAATATTAAAAATGATAAATCATCTGTATCTAAAAACTTTGAATTTAATGAAACGATAACGACAGAATTATTAGGAAATAAAAGTACAGATATTTTTAAAATAGCATTATTTAATATCGCATTTCCAGTTTATTTCAATCAAAAGAAAATAATAATTGTAATGAGTATTAAAAAGTTACCTTTTCAAATAGATTTTGAATTTACTAAAAATGGTAACGATATTAAAACAACGCCAAGAATACAAACAAAATATTTTGAAGATCAACTTTATGAGCAAGTATTAGAAATTTTAAAAAGAAAACAAGCTGATTTTAAAGATTTTTTTGATATTTCAATATATGAAATGTCACATGATGGGATGACATATACACAATTTTTAAGATTTATATATAATGATACATCAAAAGAAAATCAAAAAGCAAATCATCCGAAATTAATAGAAAAAGATAAATTATCTGGTCTTTTCTTTTTACAAGATACTTTGACTTGTGTTTTAAATTCACAACAAGAAATTGAAATTATTAATAACAATCCTAACACTTCTTTTTCATTTAATATTTCACCTATAAAAAATTTAGGAAGTTATAATAATCCTACATTTTTTGCTAATACTAATAAAGACGAATCAGACGCAAGAAAATTATATTGGAAAAGTTGTATATTAAATGACAGTGTAATACCAAATGATAAAAAAAAGAAAGATAATTTTGATCAAAAAATAAAAAACGTGAATGCACGAGGTAATTATTACGATATAGATTTTAAAACCAGCGACGTAAAAACTTTTTTATTTACATATCATTCTCCTGGATTTCATGTTATTAATTTTAGACCTGATGAACTTTATCCTAATCCTTCTAATGTTACTATTAAGTCAGGTGATAAAAAAATTATTTCTTTACAAAATGTGTATAAAAAGCTATTCGTAAATAAAATATTACAACTTAATATTGAACAACTTTAACTTTAAAGTAATATTTTATGCAAGAAATTTATCAATTATTTGATGAACAAGAACCTTTTCTCAAATTTAAGAAATTTTTCTCTCAACATCATTTACCTTTTCATAAACATTCCATTCCTGATCATTTTTTAGCTGACTATGAAAAAGAACGTCAGGAAATTATTCGCGATATCAAAAAGAAAGATACCAAAAATTATGCCACTTTACTCTTAAATAACTCCCGTCTCTTTGATCAACTATATCCAATCAAAGTTGACCGCCTCCTATTAGGTGTCTATAAAAAACTAGAAAAACATGACGGGAATATTTCACTCTTGAATACCTTCAAAGATAACGAAAAAATTCAATATACTCGTTCTGAAATTATTACAGGTCGTCTCAGCGTCAGTCATGGAGCTAAAATCATGAACTTACCAAAGAAATATCGTAATATCTTAAAGAGCAGTTTTTCTGAAGGTGAAATCTTAATGATTGATTTTAAATCGCTAGAACCTCGTGTCGCCCGTTATATTTCAGGTTTAAAAGCCTCAGACGATATTTACCAAGAGATTTGTGATAGTCTCGATTTTTTAGTTGATCGGACTGTGATGAAGAGAGCTGTGATTTCCATTCTCTATGGTTTAGGAGAAGAAATGACGATTGGTGAATTTTCGGCTGATAAATCTAGAGCTATCAGGATGAAAGTTTTAGAGTATTTTAATATAAACTATATTTTATCTCTTGCGATGCAACGTGATGCATCTGGATATCACCAGACGCATTTTGGCCGCCCTATTAAATGGTCACCAGACGTGCATCTACATCAAGTTTTAAACGGGTATATTCAAGGAACAGCCGTGGATGTGGCGTTGGCAGGCTTCTTATGGTTTACTGAACAATTCAACGAAGAGATGCGACCAGTCGCGCTTATTCATGATGCTATGTTGGTAGATGTGGCACAAAATAGTAAAGAAAAATTTGTAAATTTAATTAATACTGGTTATAATTTTAAAGACTTCGGTCAATTTCCTTTAAATATTGAAACTATTTCTCACAGAAAGATTTAATCATGACTCATCATATCATGACTGAAAATGAATTAACCGATTTATTCGCTCAATATACTAGTTATATTGCTCTCTTTAAAAATCCGCAGCTCGACACTATGATCAACGAGTTAGGTGAACGCCTGTTACTTTCTACCTATTCAACTAAAATTGAAGACGGTTATTGCGGTCCAGGGAATATCATTAAATTTGCGTTGGATTCCTTTCGCTTCGCTAATAAAATGGCTAAAAATCTAGATACTGAAATTTTGGAAATGTCTCGTAAATCACTAGCCATGATTACCTTACTTTTTCCTTTAGGTCGTTTAGGCGATTTAGAACATGATCAATTTGTAGAACAAAAGAGTGAATGGCATCGTAATAAACTCGGTCAATTATACGATTATAACCCACAATGTCCTAAAATGTCAGTTCCTCATCGCACTCTCTTCCTCTTACAACATTTTGGTGTGCAATTATCACCTGAGGAAATGATAGGTATTTTATGTAGTACTGGTTTTCATTTAGAAGAAAATCGATTTTATCTACATAACGTCTCTCAAATGGTGCAATTATGTACTCATGCGATTGATATGGCGTATGAAAGAGAAAAATATTTATCTCGTCAATTATTGGAGTCATAATTAATCTTAAACAGGATTAATAGATGAACGAAACTTTATTACTCAAAATTTATGAACAATTATTAAAGGAATCAATGACACTAGGCGGTGGAGCTGTCGCTGGTTATAGTGCCCCAGCCCCCTACATGATTTCCAAACGCAGAAAGAAGAAAAAACGTAATGGACAAAGCCAACCCACAACATTATAAAAATAAAGTCACACCGATGGATGTCATCGAAATGTATGATTTAAACTTCAGTCTCGGTAACGTCATTAAATATGTACTAAGGGCAGGAAAGAAGTCAGGAGAAAGTGACTTAGATGATCTCAGTAAAGCTCTCTGGTATTTAAATCGAGAAATTGAATTCAGAAAAGGAAACAATATATAATATTTATTTTTTAAGCACCCGCTGTAGTATCAAATTTAATACTAATTGCATCAACAAATCCATTAGGCACTAGTTGTAATTCAGCAAAGCCTACTCCTCGAAATGTTCCTGGGACTGCTTCGTTTATTTGAAATGTTAATTGTGCAACTTGTAAATCTCCATAAACATTGTTAATAAAGCCTTCAATCGCTAGTTGCTTAGGATTAGATACAGTATCATTTAATTGCGCTTTTGCCAAATCAATACCTGCTTGAGTGGCAGAGACATTTGTCACTTCAATAGATTTAGGAGGAAATGGAAAATAAGAACTAATTCCTCGCTCGGTATAATTCCAAGCTAACATTGCATTTAAAAATTGAATTTTTATATCATCAGCTGGGTTAACAGATATCAACTTTGAAGGTGTAGGTAAATCATCTAGATTTCTAACTGGATCTCTACTTGAATACCACCCGCTGAAACCTTTTCTGCGACCGAAACCACCACCACCACCCATAGCGCCACCAGTTGCAAAAAATCTGAAACTTTCATTTAAATGGGTAGCTTGTCGACGTCGACTTAATACTTTTTCTTCTAGCATTACTTCATTAATAATACCACGTAATTGATGTTCATTTAATCTAATTGCCATATCAATCGGATCCTTTTTATTTTAATGTTTAGATATTATATATTATAGAAAAATAGAAAATAAAAATATATATCTATATCTATTACGTGGACCAAAACGGAAATTTTTGTACATTCGGAACCTGAATTTCCTGAAACGTGCCTATTTATAAATAAAAATTGTAAAACACACTTTAAAATTTAAAATATTAATTAACTTTAACATTAAGGCTAATAATGAAAAAAGACTTAAAATTGAGAACTATTTCTCGTTTATTAAATGAACCTGCTATTAACACTATGACTTTAAAAAATCTAAAGGAATATGTGTTTAATTCTCCTCAAAAAGTAGCTGTCACCCAACAATGGGCACAATCGAATTGCTGCGATTTTACAGCCTATAGCAATCCTGACTATCAATGGGATTTAGTAGATTGTTATCTATCAGTTTCTGAAGGTTCTATTGGGCATGTTTTACGTTATCTGCAACAAAATGGTTATAATTGGCAAGAATTATCTTATTTTGATGATTGGAATGGCAATGGCTTAACAACCTTGGATCTAATCGCGTCAGGTTGTCAGGATGTATCATTTTATAATAATGTACCATTTCAAGCGCAATCTTTAATTTCTACTTGTCAAGCTGAAGGTTTTACAACTCCGAAGCAAGATATAACTCGTCAAAACCAATATGATATTGTGTTATCTCTACAATGTGTGGAACATATGATTGCGCCATTGGATTATGTTAGGGAGATTATGCAGATGACTAAAGTTGGAGGACTGTTATGCATGTCAGTGGATGGATTTAGTTGGACGCCGGATGAGTCAATTGGGCATTTCTGGGAATATCAAACTGATGTTAAATTGCAACATGTAAAAGGTCCTCAGATGCGTAAAATTGTCAAAGAATATTTGAAAAATAATGGCTTTGATATTATTAAAGGTGCCTGTTGGAATGCTAATCCAAATGTCTTTAAGAGAATTTTTTAAGAATAAAAAATAAAAAAATAGTAAAAGTAACAAACTAAGAATATAATAAAACATATTAAAAATTTAGATTTTAATATTTTAGAAAAACAAACAAAGGAAAAAAAACTATGGCTATCGATTTATCTGCCTTACGTAAAAAGCTCAATCAAATTACTGGCGTTTCTTCTAAGAAGAACATTTCTTGGCGTCCTGAAGAAGGTCAAGATTACCAAGTGCGTCTCCTCTCCTTTCCAAACAATGAAGGTCAACCTTTTAAAGAACTCATGTTCTATTACAACATTGGTAATAATGCTGGTTTACTTGCCCCTTATCAATTTGGCAAGCCTGATCCAATCCAAGAATTGATCAACAAGCTTCGTGATGATGGTTCTAAAGAGTCTTATGAATTGGCCAAGAAGTTATATCCAAAAATGCGTTGTTATGCACCTGTGGTAGTACGTGGTGAAGAAGAAAAAGGTGTACGTATTTGGTCCTTTGGCAAGACCTTATATCAAAATCTCCTTAATATCATGTTAGATGAAGATTATGGCGATATTACCGATGTCACCGAAGGTCGTGATTTAAAGGTATCATGTGCTAAGTTACCAGGCAAGCAATTTGCTGATACTACTGTGAGCCCTCGTCCTAAGCAATCTGCCTTGGCTGACAAGCCTGATCAAATTAAGAAGTATCTGGACAATGTGCCTGATGTGAATGATTTGTTTGAGTTGAAATCTTATGCTGAATTGGAAAAGATTTTGAATGATTGGTTGAATGGTGATGAGGCGGAGAAGAGTGATGGGACTGTGAAGGGTGGGAGTGCGACTGTGGCGGCTCCTTTAGATGAAGAAGAGATTGTGGTTAAGAAGCCAACAGTGACTGCCAAAGCACCGGCGGCAGACACAAAGTCATCTAAATATGCTAACTTGGATGACGCCTTCGCTGATTTGGAGTGAAGAGATATTTTTTAAATCCTGTTGTAAAGATAGGGTTTTTTTTTATAATCAATTATCTAAAATTTAATATTAAAGGAATTTAAATGGCAGTTTCTAAAAAGAAAACTTCTTCGGAATTACAATCCGATGTGATTACTGATGACTTTACTAGTGATTTAATTAAATCTTTGAACAAAGAAAGAGGCATGCGAATTGCTTACAACCTTTCTTCAGATGACTCACCAACCCATGTTAAGCGTTGGATTAGCACAGGTTCAGTACAATTAGATTACATTATTGCAAATCGTAAAAATGGTGGTTTACCAGAAGGTCGTATTATTGAAATCTTTGGACCACCGTCCATTGGTAAATCACATATTGCTTCTCAAATCGCTAAATCTACGCAAAGGGCGGGTGGCATTGTAGTCTATATTGACACAGAAAATGCCGTCAGTATTGAAAATCTAAAAACCTTAGGTGTTGATATCTCTAAACGTTTCGTCTATGTAGATACTCACTGTACCGAGGAAGTTTTTAGTATTGCTGAAAGCACTATCATGAAATCCAAAGCGATGCAAAAAGATGTACCTGTGACGATTATCTGGGACTCTGTTGCTGCTACCTCACCTAAAGCTGAATTAGCAGGTGAATATGATAAAGATAGTATTGGTTTACAAGCTCGTGCTATTTCAAAAGGCATGAGAAAAATCACAGGTATTATCGCTAATCAAAACATTCTCTTTGTGTGTCTTAATCAAATTAGAACTAAGATGGGTGTGATGTATGGGGATCCGACTACTACTCCTGGTGGTGAATGTTACGCCTCCTAGTCTAGAGTATAAATAGAAAATAAATTCCGTGAATTGCTGGAAACTCTTTAGAGTCTTTAATGCTACAACATGGTGAGTAATTGCGAGTGTGAAAGCTTGAAAAATTAAAGAATTAGACAATCAGCAGCCAAGCCTCCTGGTGACAGGTTGAAGGTTCAGAGACTAGTATTAGTAATCTTTTTATAACTATTTATTTAGTCGCAAAAAATAAATTAACTAGAAAGAAGAAAAGACCTATGAGCGCGGAACAAAGATATAAATGTGAAATATGCGGCAAAATGTTTAAAACAATAACAAATTCTCATTTAAAAAAGCATGATTTAACAACCAAAGAATATCGAGAAATATATCCAGACACAATATTTGGAAATTTTGAAAGATTTAAAGTATGGATATATTCAGATGAAAATAAAATTAATTGCAAAAAAATGTCTGATAAAGTATATAGTGATCCAGAATTAAGACAAAAAAGAAAATCTGCAGCTAAATTATCAACAACTTCAACTGAATATAAAGAAAAACAATCACAAATCATGAAAAAAGTTGCCAAATCTGAATATATGCATCAATTCTATTCAAATGCAAAGAATAGAATTACAGATTGGATGAAAAAATCAAATTTCGAAAGATGGGAATTACAATTCGGTAAAGAAGAGGCAATTAAAAGATCTTATGAGTGGTCACAAAAAAACATTCTTCCTTCTTCTTCGAAAAATACTAAACCAGAGTTATTGTTTAAAAATATTTTAGAGGAATTAAATTTAGAATTTCAACAACAAAAAAGCGTTGGAAAATATAAATGCGATTTTTATATTCCAATCTATAACGTCATTGTTGAAATTGATGGTGATTATTGGCATGCAAATCCTTCTATTTTCAAAGAATACGATTTGATTGGCCCAAAAAATATTTTAGCCAAAGATATCTGGGCATCCGATAATCAAAAAAATCAATTTATTTTAAATGAAGGATTTAATCTTTTAAGATATTGGAGTTCAAACATTAATAATATTTCATGTGAAAAAATCTTTGAAGATATAGTCCAAACATCTAAGAAATTAGATGAGTAATAGTAAAGGTAGCTATTCCCTTTCATTCAAGTGTTAGAATTAAATTAGGCGCCGGTAGTGCAATTGAAGGGCCAGACAAAGAACCTATCGGTATTAACGTCTCAGCTAAAATCATCAAGAATAAAGTGTCAGCTCCTTTCCGTAAAGCTGAATTTCAAATCATCTTTGGTAAAGGTATCTTTGAACATGAAGAGATCTTTGATAATTTACGTAAGTTAGGTGAATTTGAATATAACGGTAAGAAGATTTGTATTGATGGGGCTGGGGCTTGGAAAACCTTATTAGTGACAACTATGAGTGGTGCGATTGAAATTGAAAAGAAGTTTTATAAAGCTGATTTCGATAAGATTATGTTTGATCCACTCTATAAAGAATATGTTGATGCTGCCATTGATAAGGCTTATACCAAGAGTGCGTCAGATATTATGGCTGAAGATATTGACCCTGACTCTTATATTGAGAATGAAGCGGCTGCGATGGCGTTGGTAGAAAATGATTATTTAGCAGGGGACGATTGATGCATACAGAATTATTGATAGATGGTTTAAATAATTTTATTCGACACTTTTCCACTAATCCTAAGATGTCTTTACATAATGAACCGTGTGGTGCTATTGCAGGTGTTTTAGGCACAATTTACCGAGGTATTGAGAAATATAAACCTGATAAGGTAACGGTCGCTTGGGAAGGTGGAGGTAGTGCTCGAAGACGGGCCTTATATCCTGATTACAAAGCCGGACGTAAGCCTTTAAGTTTAAATCGTCCATATGCTGAATATGAACAGCAAAGTCCAAATGAACGTGATAATTGGGATTGGCAGTTACGTACCTTAATTCATCTGTTACCGATGTTAAAGATTGGTCAGATTTATGTGGATGATTGTGAAGCTGATGATGTGATTGCGTATTTGTGTCGGACTAAATGTAAAGATGATGTGAAGATTATTGTTAGCACTGATCATGATTATCTACAATTGGTAGATGATAAGACTCGGGTGTGGGCTCCGAGGAAGCATCAGAATTTATATGACTCAGCTGAGGTCAAGTCGGTATTTAACATCCCACCCCAGAATTTGTGTGTAGCCAGATGTTTCGTTGGAGATACGTCTGATAACATCCAGGGCATTCGGGGGATAAGTTATAAGTATCTAACTAAATTTGCAACGCGAATTACTGGAGATGATCCTGTGACAATCGAAGAAGTGTATGACGAGGTAATTCCAAAATTTCATGAATTGAAAAAAGGTGGTTATCCTATCACGCAAATTCTGAAGATTGTGAATTATCCGATAACTGAGGCGAAGTTGAATTGGCAGTTGATGAATTTAGAATTCCCGCAATTGTCAGGTACCCAAATTCAACAGTTGGTATATCAACATGATTTACCTCGGAAGATGGCACCGAAGTTGGAGGTGAGGAAGTTTATGTTGCAGCAGGGGTTGAATAATATTGATGTGGATGAGTTTGGGATGATGGCCCATAATACACTTTTGATGTCATAATTGGAAAATTAAATTTTCTTTTAGC